GGCCCCGGAATCTGGATAGCTGAGGCGGGCACCGACCCGCCCGACGCGACCTCGGATGATTTCGCCGACGAATCGGATTGGCACCTACTCGGGTACCTGTCTGAGGACGGCCCGACGATCGGCGTGTCGACCGATAGCGAAGACCTCACGCCGTGGCAGTCCCGCGTCCCGATCCGGTCGGTTATCACCGGACGGCAGCTCACCTTGCAATTTGTGATGTGGCAGCTCAACCCGCGGACGCTCGCGCTGTATTTCGACGCCGACCCGCCGACTGCGGGCACCGACGGATCGTTCGAGATGGAGCTACGATCCGACGCGCCGAGCCATCTGTACGCGGTCGCCATCGACACGCGGGACGGCGACCGGGTATTCCGCGTGTCGTTCGGCCGCGCGTCGCTGTCCGACGCTGGCGACATGGATATCTCGAGCGGCGCGGCGGTCCCCCTCGACGTCACGCTGTCCGCGCTCGATGACGGCGGCGTGCTCGGCCTGGTTCAGGTCGGCCCGGCCGCCGCGGCGGCTACGAACGGCGCGCCCGGTAACGGCCGGCGCCGCGCACCCGCTGACGATAAGGCGGCGTGACCGGGGCCAGCGCGAACGGCGACGGGCTGCTCGACCTCGAGGCGGCGTCGGCTGCCGCTGCTACTGAGGCCGAGCGGGCGCCGTTTACGTTCGCGTATAAGGGCACCCGTTATGAGGTGCCCCCGATGGCGGGATGGTCGCTCAAGACGATCCGCGCGGTTGCCCTGGGGGACCTCGAGGGCGCCCTCGGCGAGCTGATCGGCGCCGACTATGACCGGCTATGCGACGCCGGGCTCAAGCTCGGCGAGCTGACGTTTCTGTTTACGTCGATGGGCGCGACCGCCGCTATGCCGAGCCTCCCAAATTCCGGGCGGCCTGCGCGGCGCGGTTCGACCCGGACGTCGAAGCGCTGATGTTGGAGGTTTACGGGGTCGACGTGCTCGACCCGGCAGTCTCGACGCGCCGGGTCGCCGTGCTGCTCGAGCGGCTGCCCCCGTATGCCCGCAGGTTCGGCGAGCACTGGTCGACTGAGGCCGAGCTACTCGCCGTGGTCGCCGACCAGCTCGCCCAACTGACATGGGTCACGCTGCGCGCCCACGGGGCTAAGAACGCGGCCCGGCCCCGGCCGCTGCCGCGCCCCGGTATCCGCGCGCAATCCGCGCGTAATTCGGCGGGACCTCCCCCCGGCCCGGCCGCCGAGGGCGGGAAGGCGGGCACGTGGGCCGACGCGATACAGGCCCTCGCGGGCACGCCCGGAATGAGGCGCCGCGATGGCTAGCAAATACGGTGAGCTAGAGGTCGACGTCCGCGGCAATACCGCCACGCTCGAGTCCGACGTCGTAAGCGGCGCCGGGAGGGCAGGCCAGGCGGCGGCGCAGACGATAGCGCAGCACATGACGACCGGGCTCAAGGCGATCGGCGGTTTCGGGCTCGCCGTCGGTAAGTCCGTCGCGACCGGGCTCGGCGCCGCTAGTGCTGCCGCGATCGGGTTCGGCGTCGCGTCATTCCAGACCGCCGCGCGGGTCGGCGAGATGGACGCGAGCCTGCGCGCCCTCGCCCGAGCGAACAAGCTCAGTTACCCGGAGATGCAAAAAACGGTTAAGCAGATCCGTGATCAGGGCATCGAGGCCGGGACCGCTCAGACTCTCGTCGCTAAGTTCGCTCAAAATCAGCTCAAGATGGCCGACGCGACCAAGCTCGCCACGGTCGCCCAGGACGCCGCCGTGATCAGCGGTCGCAACTCGACCGAGGTCTTGGCTGATTTGGTGCACGGCGTGTCGACTCAGAACAGTCTCGTCTTGAGAAACGCCGGGATTAACGTCATGGCCGGTAAGGCCATGGATGAGTATGCCGCGTCGGTCGGCAAGGCGACGAAAGACTTGACTGAGGCCGAGCGGGCGCAAGCGGTGCTGAACGCCGTGCTCAAGGACGGCGACAAAATCGCGGGTGCCTACGCGGAGGCGATGACCGAGCCCGGTAAGGTACTCCGCTCGTTCAAGCGGGTAGTCGATGACATCAAGCTCTCGGTCGGGCAAGGGCTGGTTACGGCGTTCGGCCCGGCGATCCTCGCCGGTTACAAACTGGCTAAGGCCCTGAGCGAGGCGATCGGCCCCGGGGGCGCGCTGTCCCCGATTTTCGACGCGATCGGCGTCGCCGTCGGCCGCCTGGTCGCCCCGCTTACCGGGCTGATCAAGCAATGGACGGCATGGCTCGAGAACCTTAAGCCCGGCGACCTCGACCGGATCCTCGGAATCATCAAGCAATTTGGTCCCGCGCTGATCATCGCCGGGGCCGCGCTGGCGGCGTTTACCGGGGCGGGCGCCCTCGGCGGGCTGCCGATCATCGGGACGCTGCTGTCGAATCTGCTCGGGCCGCTCAAGCTGCTCGGCCCGCTGTTCGTCACGCTCGGGAAGTCGACGGCCGGGGTCGCGGCCGGGATGCTCGGGGTCAAGGGCGGCGCGGCGGGGCTGGTCGCCGCCCTCGGCCCGGTCGCGTGGATCATCGCCGCCGTGGTCGCCGCGTTCGTGCTGGTGACGGCGACGTCGGCGAAATTCCGCGACGGGCTACTCGCCGTCGGTAAGGGGCTGGCCTCATTTTTCATGCCGATCATCAAGGCGGTCGCCGCTGGGGTCAAGGATCTGCTACCGCCCATCCTCGACATAGGCCGCGCCCTCGGCGACGTGCTCGGCCCGATCCTGTCCCGGCTCGCGCCGCTGCTCGGTCCCATCGGCGCGCTAGTCGGCGGCGTGCTGACGGTGGCGTTCGGTCTGCTCGCCGTGCAGCTACGGATAATCGCGATCGCTTTTACGGCGCTTATGTCCGTTCTCGGGCGCCTGGTCGAGCTAATCCCGGTCGAGCCGATCCAGCGGTTTTCGTCCGCGCTATCGGGGATCATCGGCGCGGCGGCTGCGGTGCTCAATCCCCTCAATGCCCTCCGCGGCGCCCTCGAGTGGCTCGGCAACGCGATCATGTCGGTAGTCCGCTGGATATTCGGCGGGTCGCCTGGGCTCATCCCGGCGTTTGTCGCCGCCGCAGCGGCGGCCGGTCCCCTCATGTCGATGCTGTCGGCCCTCGGCGCGGCGTTTTCGGCGGTCGCGTCGGCGATCGCCGCGGCGGTCGGCGTAATCCGGTCGGTCGTGTCGGCCGGATTCAGCGCGGCCCGGTCGGCGGTTTCCTCGGCCATGTCCGGCATAAGCTCGGCGGTTTCGTCCGGGTGGAATACGGCCCGGTCGATCACCAGCTCGGCGACGTCGGCGATGACGTCGGCGATCCGGTCGGCCGGATCCGGCATGGTCTCGACCATGCGCTCGGCCATGAGCCAGGTTTCGGGCGCCGTGTCGAGCGGGCTCGCGTCGGCGGTCAGTGCCGCGCGGGCGGGCGGCGCGGCGATCATGTCCGGGCTACAGGCCGGGATCAACAGCGCGGCGGGGGCGGTCATGTCGACTATCTCGAGCGTCGCTAGCCGGATATCCGGGGCGCTATCGTCCGCGCTCAAGATCGGCAGCCCGTCGAAACTGACGATCGAGATGGGCCGCGAGCTTATCCGGGGGCTCGAGGTCGGATGGGACCGGGAAAGCCGCACCGCCACGTTTGACGTTCCGTCGGTCGGTATCAGCGGGTCGGCGTCGTTCGGCGGCGGGTCGCTGGCCGGGCTCGGCGGCGGGCTCGGCGGCGTCACGGTCAACGTGTACCCGTCGGCCGGGATGGATGAGCAACAGCTCGCCGCGAAAGTGTCCCGCCAACTGGCCTGGGCGCAAGCGGCCGGGGTCGCGTCATGACCGCCCCGGCGCCGCTGCTCGCCGCGCTGGCCGCAGGCCCCGGCCGGGGATACGACCGCGGGTTCGACTGGTCTTACGCCGACGGCGGCGGCCCCTCGGGCGGCGGTGCGGGCGGGTTGATCCCGGTCGAGTGGGACGGGCTACCGCTCAACACGGGCGACCAGGAATCCGGGCTGTGTGCCGTGGTCGAGAAGGTCGAGGGCTGGCTCGACTCGCCCCCGGTCGACGGGCACGACGCGCAACGCTCGATCGCCGACGGGGCCGCCTGGGGGCCGAAGACCCTCGGGCCCCGGACGATCGTCATAACCGGCGCGGCGGCCGGGCCGCGTGAGGCCCTCGGCAGTTTCCGTGATGCCCTGGTCGGCCGGACCGCCGCGCGGGATCCCGCCGAGCTGGCGATCGGCGGGCGCGGCCGGACGCTGACCGCCGACGTCCGCGCCGGGACCGAGCCACTGCACCACACGTGGCACGGCCCGGAGCTGTACCGCTATCAGGTGACCGTGACCGCCGCGGACCCGTGCCTATACGACTCCCGCTGGCAGTCTCACCGGCTGACCAACATCTCAGCGGACATCACGACGGGCCGGATATACACCCGCGCCTACGAATGGCGGTACGCCTCATCCGAGGTGCCCAATAGCGGGACGCTGGCGAATGAGGGGAACACCGCCGCGCCCGTGTTCGCGCTCTATGAGGGCGACCTCACCGAATCCCGCCTCGTCGGCGCCGGGGGCGCGCAGATCCGGCTAGCCCCGATCGCCGAGCAAATGCAAATACTGGTCGCGACGGCGACGGTAACCGCGACGGCGGTCGGGGGGCTATCCCGCGCGTCGTTCGTGCTGCCCGGCTCGAGGTCGATCACGGTCGCCCCGCAATCGTCGGCCCGCTGGTTTCTCTACTCAGCCGGATACGGGTCGGTCACGCTGGCGTGGCGGTCCGCATGGCTGTAACGCTGCTCGAGCCCCGGCCCGTCGTGCCATTGCCCGGCGCGTGGACATTCTGGGCCGACACGATGCCCTACATCGATGACTTGATCCCGGTCAACCGTCAGCCCGTGCCGCTCGGCAACGTCGACGTATCGGCGTTCGCATGCACGTCCCGGCTGTCGAATTTCGGGCACGGTCAGGCGACCGTCGTACTCCCCTGCGGGATCGATGAGGCCCGGCTACGCCGCCTATGGTCGTGGCGGCTATGGGCGTTCTACGACAATCAGCCCTACTGGTGCGGCGTCCCGACCGGCATCACCGACGAGAACGGCGCGGCGTGGGCCAATATCACGCTGACCGAGCTGCCCGGCTACCTCGCCCGCCGACAGTGGGACATCCGCATGGGCATCCCGTGGACGATGGATCAAGTCGACCTCGCCTATCAACTCGCCGGACCCGCGACCGCCGTCGGCTGTTTTTGGGAGGGCGACCCCGGCCCCGGTTTCATCCGCACCCGTCAGTATGAGTATCTCGAGTCGACCTCGCGGGCGCAGTTGCTTATCAACCTGGCGAACGTGCTCAACGGCCCGGAATTCCGGGCGCAATACCGGATGAGCCCGGCAGGGCGGCCCGAATGCGTGCTGCGGTGCGCGTACCCGCGGGTCGGATCCTCGGGCGCCGGGCTCGGCGTGACCGTGCCCGGGGGCGCCCTGGGCTACCGGGCGACGTGGGATTCCGATCAGCTACGGACCCATACGTTTGCGGTCGGCGACCTGCCCGAGGACGCGACCGCAGAGACGCCGCGGCCGGTCGCCATAGTCGCCCGGCCGCAACCCGACCTGCCGCGCCTCGATGCCGTCGATGACTGGCCCGGAACGATCCTCCAACGGACGCTCGATGAGCGGGCGCTGACGAACGCGGCGACCTACGCCGCGCCGACGCTGGCACTGTCGGCGAGCCCGCCTGAGTCGCTGCCCCCGATCACCGAATACGGGGTCGGCGATGACGTGACGATCCGGGCGGTAACCCCGCTGATGCCGGGCGGGCTCGACGTCACGGGCCGCCTGATCGAGATCGACGTCAACGCGCAGACCGGCATAGCGACATGGACGGTCGCCGCGCCGAGCCCGCCCCCGGCGCCGCGCGAGACGCTCGCCCGGCGCCTCGACCGGCTCGACACGACGCTACAGGGCGTATTCCACGCCGGGCCGATGGCAGAAAGGACGGTCCCCGATGAGTGAACAGCCAAGCGGGTTGCTGGCATGGGGCCAGGGCGGTATTTACGATGCGATCGATGACCGGCAGGTGATCGCCGCGGTTACCCGGTCCCGGGTAGGGCTGGCGTGGCCGATCGTGGCCCGGGCCGGGGCCGGGCTCGACGTGATCATCACGGGCGGATGGTTCGGCGTCACCGACTGCGGGGACCGGACAAGCGCGGTAGTCGGATCCCGCACCGACCAGACCGTGAGCGCTAACCCCGGCGCGGCGACGACGACCCGCGAGGATGTCATCTGGGTAGAACCGCAACCCGATCAGGGCACATGGACGATGCGGGTCATCCCCGCGGCAGATTTGGCCGGGCAGGCCGGTCTGATCATCGGCCGGATCATCGTCCCGCCGAACGCGACCCTCTCGTCTCAGATGGATATCCGCCCGGTCACTGCCGCGCTCGAGCGGCGGCTGATGATGCAATGGCGCAACACGCCGGTAAACGAGCTGCGCAATGAGCAGACATGGGATCAAGCGTGGGTCTACACGTGGGTAACCGGCGCGTTTACCCTCGAGCCCGGACAGTGGTACCGGGCGAGGTTTACCGCTAACTCACCGATGATGGTGTCCGGTCAGACACTCAACGGCCGGATTGGCATCGGGTCGCGTACCGAGGGACAGAACGCGCAGGCCGCTATCCTCGGCCGCGCCGCGGTGATCGCTTACCGGCAGCTCGGCGCCGCGACTCATGCGGAAGTCGAGTGGGTCTTTCAGCACCCGCCGAACGCCGCGCACGTAAGCCGCAACTTTGACGGCCGGATCTGGGCCGCGGGCACGGGCAGTTATTACCACTGCTCGGTTAACCAGGGCGACGGGCTACAGATCACCGTCGAGGACATCGGGTCATGACCACGCCGGGCGGGTTGCTCCGGTGGGGCCAGTCGGGCCGGTACGCGGCGCGTGACGACCGGCAGGTGATTACCGCGCTCGCGGCGCGGCGGGTCGGCATCGTGACGCCGGTCCGGCTATCGCCCGCCCTCGGGCTCGGTATCAACATCGACCCGGGCTGGCTCGCCCTCGCGCAGTGCGGAGACGGGACCGTCGCCGTGATCACGTCGGACGTCGACGTCGAGGTCCAGGCCGCGCAGGGCGGCGCCGAAAACCGCGAGGATGAAATCTGGGCGGTCATCACCGACCCCGACACGGCGACATACCGGCTCGCCGTGCTGCCCGCAGGCGATTACACCGGGGTCCGGCTCGGCCTGGTCCGGGTGCCCGCGGGGGCGATCATCTCCGCGCAGATGCAGTTGATACCGCTCGACCAGGATTACGGCGGCGGCGGCGGGGGCGGCGAGCCCGGCCCGCCCGGCCCGGTCGGGCCGCCCGGCCCGCCCGGATCCCCCGGTCAGACCACGCTGATAGTCGGCAGTTTCGTTAACCGCGCGCCCGCCGAGCTGCCCCCCGACGGGCTCATCGATGCCGATTGGGACGGATCCGGCCGCCCGCCCGGCCCGGTACAACTCGAGGTCGGCTGGTCGCTGATTTACGAGCCGACCGGGGGACTCTGGACGTTCGTTAGCGAAATCGCCATCGGCGGCCCGTGGCTTAACCCCGGCGTCGTGCAAGGCCCGCCCGGCGCCGACGGGCCACCCGGCCCCCAGGGCAACCCCGGGCCGGGCGGCGCGCAGGGACCGCAGGGACCGCCCGGCCCGCCCGCCGAGCTGGACCTCGACCCGTGGCATCCCATGACCCCGCTGACAAACGGGTTCGGCGCCCCGGGTGGCGGCGATTACCTGCCGCAATACCGGCTGAACGCGGACCGGAGCATGGTCGAGGTGATCGGCACGATATCGGTCCCGGCCGCTAATCCCAATCAGGCGTTTTTCACGTTCCCGCCCGCTTACCGGCCCGTGCGCGCGACGTCATGGCCGGTATCCCCCAACTTTGGCTCGCCCGCCTCGGCGACCGGGTTCGCGCGTACCTACATCGACGGATCCGGGGGGCTTTCGCTCGTCGCCCTCCAAGCGGGCGTGGGCGGGAACCTGCGCATATCCGGCTCATTCGCCGTAGCCAACCCCGATATCCCGTTCGTCCCGCAACTCGAGACCGAGGAGGGCGAGGCAGTCCAACCGATGCCCGCTAAGAGGAGGACAAAGCGATGACCGAGCAAGATGAGCGGCTAGTCCCGCCCGATGATGACGGCGAGCTACACGACGGCGGCGCAGGCCCCGCCGAGCCCGCCGACCCCGAAACCGAGATCGGCGGCGAGGGCTAAATGGCCCGGTTCGACTGCGCGACGTGGCGGCCGATCAGTAACAACGTCGGCGGTAACCTGGCCAGCCAGCGCGGGCTAGTGCTCCATCACCAGGCCGGTAACGGGTCGCTCTACGGGTTTTTCAACAACCCCGCGTCTAAGGTCTCGGCGCATTTCTGGGTGAGCAAAACCGGCGTGATCGAGCAATACGTCGACACGGCGAAAGTGTCCTGGCATGGCCGGGACCTCAATAGCAACTGGGTCGGCGTCGAGACCGAGGGCTGCCCGCAGGGCCGCGACGAACCGATGACTGAGGCCATGATCGCCGCCCTCGCCCGGCTGTACGCCGAGGGCGCCCGCCGCCACGGGTGGCCGAACCAGCTCGCGAGCTCGAACGGCGGGCGCGGTTTCGGCTATCACCGGATGGCGGTCAACACCGCGTGCCCGTGCGAT